CTCATCCTGTTGTCCAGCAAACATATATTGTAACGCAGTTGCAGGGTCTTTTAATGCTTCTGTTAATGCTTGCGCTGTAAGATTAGTACTTGTTTGAAGTCTTGGACCAGCAATAGGGATATTGCTAACAGCTCTAGTCATTAAACCAGTGCCAGCTAAAACAGATCCTACATCTCTAGCGGTAGCAACGGTCGCTGACTCTGGTGTTTTACCTCCCAATGCTCTTACTAAACTACTAGCTTGAACATTGATGTTTTCAGCATTTAATCCTTCAACGGCGGCAAGCTCCCCTTTATTTTTAATTTGATTAAGGACGCTTTCCCATTGCTGCACCACTGGCCAAATAGGACTATCAGCATAAACAGCGCGCTTCTTTTGTATCCATTTTAATTTAGATTCTACCGTTGGCTGCTGTGCAAAATCAGCCATTTCAGTAGCTAACTTGTTCGGTTCTAGTCCCCCAAGGACCTTTGCATATTCATCAGAAACAGCAGATTTTTGACTTACGCTAGTAATAATATCTTCAGGATTTTGCTTGCGAAGCAATTTGTTTAATGGCGCTCTCTGATTGGTTTCATCATAAAACCAACGTTGTTTATATTTGCGCCAAGCGTTTCTTGCAGCAGATAAAGACTCCGTTCCAGGCACAGCATCAAGTTGCTTTTCTAAAATGTTTGCTAACCCTTTAGCAAAGCCTTCATCCCTAGAGCCTGTTTTAGCGCTCCTAGATATTTCAAGAATAGAACTTCTTAGAGTTTGTAATCGCTCAACTGTAGCAGTAATTGCTTCGCCTTTTTTAAGTTTCCCAACTGGCTTTACTAAATCTAATACGTCTTTGTACTTAGTCATTAACTCAGGCGAAGGAGCTTCTATATCAGATTGTGGAAAATACTTAATAAATAATTCTTTGGCTTTGCTGTTAATTCCTTTAACCGGAGCTTTGATAGCATTTACTTCAGGAGTAAATAATTTGTCGGCATTGCTTTTTTCTGTGGCTTGTGCGCTAACTAAAAGTTTTTTAGCTGCTTCTCCTGCTCGCTTAGGATTTGGGTCTTTAAGGTCAACTAAAGACTGAGCAGTTTCATTTAATTGCTCAAGTTGCTGTTTTGCGGTATTTGCGAACTCTACGTTCGCTTGACCAGCAGAAGTGCCAGCAAGACGCTTTTCAGCCATAGCAGCTTGTTGATTGCCTGTTAAATCTGCAACTGTAAGATTTTCACCAAGCGGTCCCAACTCTTGTTTTTTAAGAGCCGCTTCTACTAATTGTTCTTGAGGAACAATTTGACTTATCTCTTTGCCTACTACAGCTTGAGCTTGCTCAGGAGTTTGCGGTCCAAAATAATCAGATATTGTACTAGCAACTTTTGCTGCGCGTGGTCCGATTGCCCTAGCTAATGGACCGCCAACGCCTCTAAATACAGCCTCTAGCCCCAAGCCCAACCCTGCTTCTTTAGTTGCTTCTTCTGCTCTTGCAAGAGGAGATACTTGTCTGCCTGTTAAATAGTCTATTCCCATTTGCACAGGAACGTCTGCATAAGAGCCCAATGCTCCACCAAGCATTGCGCCAGGCACGCCTCCTACTACACCTCCCGCAGTTCCACCAATAATACTACCTGCAATACTTGCAGCTTCTTCTGGGTACTGTCTTAATGACTCCATGCTCCACATTTTGCCAAGCTCTTCGGGAGTTTTTGAGCCAAACAAAGTGGCAATTCTCATTTGTGGCGTAGCTGTCGGCGTCATCGTTGGGCTAGGCGTAGCAGTCGGTGTAGGAGTTAACAAACTTGCCAAAGGGCTAGCAGCTTCTGGCGTCAATGTTGGAATAGCGCCAACAACCCCTGCTGATTCTCGCTCTGCTTGTGCTAGTAATTCTTCTACTGTTGCCACATTATTGTCCTAACAACTCTTTTATTTTTGCTGCTATTGCTGCTTTAGTTTCAGGTGTTACATTTGGTTTAGCAAGCGCAGCCTTTAGTGATGCAATATCTGATTCTATTGAGCTGCCAGTTTGAGCACCTATTGCGCTTGGCGCATTTAGTTCCATAATGTTTTCGGTCCCTATGGCATTGCGTGCTAATTGAATTAAAGTGCTAGTTTTAGTTCCAGCAGCGGCTAATCTATCTGCGCTCACGCCATAAGTTCTATCCGCAAACTTATTAAGCAACATAGCTACTGTTTCTGGTCCAGATTCAGGAGTACCAACTAACATTTCTCCAAGGTTTTGTTGCTCTAGTAAAGGAGCAGCAGCTCCAGTTCTAACGCGAAGCACTAAATCTTGAAGGTCTTTAAGCTCTTCCCGTAACCCTTCTCCAGCAGTTGAGAATGTTTGCGCTAGTTTTAATTCTGGATAATTGCTTATTTTTTCCTGTACTCTTTTAGCCAGCACGCGAGCCAAATTAGCGATTGCAAACGCTTCGGAAGTTTCAGTTTTAACTGCTGCCGGAATTTCTGGATTGTCGAGGTCTAGTTGTTTAGCAAAGATTTTGTTTTGTTGTTTAACTTCTTCTAACGCCAAACGATTAGCTTGTCGCTTATCTTCTGCTGCCTTTTCTATTTCTGCTTTGCTTGCTTGAAGCACTTGTGCCCTTGCTAATTCTGGATCCTCTCCTGCATCAATACGAGCTTTAACTTGAGCAGCTATATCGGCTTCTTTCTTGATAGCCATTTCTGCGCCGTACTCAAGTTTAAATTTATTTTGAGCAGCAACAAAATCATTTTGAATACGCTGAAACTCTGTTTTCCATGCTTGCTCATCTTCTTGTAGTCCAGATTTAACCTTGCCACGCAAACTTACTAAATCAACACGCCCTGTTTGTTTTTCTTTTTCAACAGCAATTTCACGCTCTTTTCTGGCTTCTTCTCTAGCAATCCAATCTTCTAGTGGTGTACGCCTAGCGGCACCTTCTTCCCTAATTTTTTGAAGCTCAAATTCACGAACTTTTGCTCCTTCAGGAGAAGCATAAAACTCTTGAAGTGCTTTCATTTTACCAGTTTCTAATCCTACGGCCTCGTTAAGTTTGCGCTTCGTTTCCATTTCTTGCGCTGTTAAAGCAGTTGCCAAAGTAGAAAGCCTAGCTTGATTTCTTGGATCAGATACGCCGCCGATAAACTCAGTTCTAGCTTCTGGCGTAGTAAGGCGATTCATTTGATTAGCCAGCGTATTAAGCTCTAGCGTATCTCTAGCGGATTGCTGCCTAGCCTGGTAGCCAAGCAAGGACTGAAGCAGTACAGAACCAAGCCCAATACCAATAGCCTGACCAGTAGAACCATAAGGGTTAATTAGCTGTGGTGTCATCTGCCCAAGGGTTTGAGCAGCTATGCCATAGCCTGTATCAGCCCCAGTGTAGTTTAAGCCCTGCAATGCTTCTGCTAGTGTTGCCATGTTATTTCAATGCCCAGTTAGTTATTCCAGCGCCAACGCCTTGTGCAAAGCCTTGTGCTCCTACAGCCCAAGGATTCATTTGTTGCCCTTGTGGATACCCTTGCGCTAATGCGTTAGCTTCCATTTGTTCGTATAGTGTCGGCCCAGCAGGACCACCACCGCCACGAGACATTCTAGCTATACGCTCTGCGCTTGCCATTTGCCTACGCTGTTGCTCTCGCTCGAATTGCTGCTGAGCTTGTAGCTGTTGCATACCGTACTGTTGCCCAATACCAGCCATGTAAGCAGGAGCAAACGTAGAGCCATAAATATCGTACGGCATCATAGCTAGCTGTCCAGCCTGTCCAAAACCTTGCTGCTGAACACTGTAAGCTGCTTGCTCTGCTGCGCTCATAGCTTCCTGACGAGCCATATCCTCACGCTCATTCTGTTGGCGCATTAGCTCTTGAGCGGCAGGGCTAGCAGGATCTAATCCTCGTTCTGCTATTTGCTGCTGTAGGCTTGTGCGTTGTTGCTCAAACTGACGCTGATTGCGGCGCTCGAACTCACTCATCACATTCTGCCTGGCTCTGTCCATTTCTTGCTGAAACCCAGGCTCATACTGCTGCTGCATTTGGTAAGGGTCAAAACCTTGGAATCGCTCCATCATATTGCCGTACAAATCGGCGCTTCCCATAAAGCCTTCCTCAGTAACAGACTCAGGCGTTGGAGCTGCCGGACCTTGAGTTTGACCTTGGAATCGTTGCAAGAACTTTAGCGCCTCTCTGCCACCCTTGTTGGCACGAATCTTGCGATACCTGGCTTGCTGATCAGGTGTCATGGTTTCGTAGATGGCAAGGTTTTCTGGACGTGTAGGAACGCCGTTACCCTGATTGTCTGGAGCGGGAGTGCGCGTCTTACCAGCTCTAGCCTGGGCATCCTTTCTAGCTTGACCCCTCAAAGGAGGGTCTTTTCTCATTGCGCCTCTTCTTGCCATAGTTACACCTGTCCACCCATATCGTAACGTATTTCAAAACCTAGTATTTGCATGGTTGAGTTTTTTAAGGAACCTCCAAAACGCACCGCTGCACAATGCCCCTGACCCTTAACTGCAAACCTGTCAAAGATGTATTCTAAATCAGCAGACCAAGGGCTTCCCCAAGGGCTACCCCAAGGCGTAAACACTCCCGCTGGTGTAGCAACTGATGTCACATTAGCCGCCCGCTTAAAGTCCACGTCAAGCCCCAGGTTAAGCGTAACGCCACGCTTGGTACGCATGATAGGACGAATATCTTTGAACGCCTTGTAGTTGCCCCTAGAGCCGTAGAAGCTAAACGCTGTGCGACCGCTGTAAGCTATAGACTGGCTAGTTGTGGTAGTAACAGCATCAGCCTGACCAGACTCACCCTCCCAGATTATGCCTGTTGAGGAGCCGTAATAGGGATGACCAGCAAAAACATTAGAAGCTAGACAGTGCTCATCACTATACATCTGAAACAGCGTCCAGCCTTTAGTGTCGATGCTGTAAACTAGAAACTTGCACCCAATACCGCTAGTAGGGATGCTGATGTATACCCTTCGTCCTTGAGGCCAAAAGAATCCTGCCCATTGATGGTCAAATGGAGTTTGAGAAGCGTACTCTGATATAAGCGGGTTTACCCTTTGGCTAACCACGTTTAGTGCTGCTTCTGGGTCAGACTGAAACAAGCCAGATATAGGAACAATACCCTGCTCTGTAAGTACCCAAATATCGTTGTTTACTCTAACAAAAGCACGATAACCAAGCGGCTTACCTATGTAGTATCTAGCAACTAAGCCCCAGGTTGTAGCATCTCCTGCGTAAGTACCGCTGTAAAAAACAATCTCACCCTCAGAGCTACAAGCCCAAAAATAGTCTTGAGCTGCTACATTGGCGCTATTGCTATAGCTGCCAATACCAACAAGGTAGCCACCCCTAGTAAAAACGTACTGAAAATCAAAAGAAGTAAGAGCAGGAGTGCCACCTGTACCAGTAACTTGTAAACCGCCATACCAGACCTTCGCAGTGTTAGCCTCTACAAAATACAACCGCTCCTTGTAAGCAGTAACATTGATAAGAGAGCTTGCTGTTACTCCGGTAAAAGTAACATCTGAGCAAGTGCCTGTACCTGTATAGACTTGAGCATTATCTACACCGTTACACAGGTAAATGTTATTGGCGTATGTCACCCAGTTCCAATCGCCGCTAGATGGTGTTGTGCTGCCTGTAACATCGGTTACAGTGCCAGCAGTGTTCATGGAGTAAATCTTGCTGGCATTACACGCTATAAGCTGGCTAGTACCATCTTTAAGGTGTAACGGTGCAAGCAGCTTAATTGGGTTAGAAACTCCAACATCTGCTATTTGCTGATAGCCTAATCTAACAGTGGGAGCACCAGCCCCAGGGAACACGTTTACCAGCTCCAGCGCGTAAGCTGGATCCATATTGTCTATTGGACTTACTAGGTCCAACCCGCCATAGGGCGGTGACATTGTGAAGCCCTGAAAGGCCATGCTTTACCCCTTACGACGTTCCATAGTGCGGTATGGCATCATAGCGTTTTGAAAACCCATCTGCTGCAACTGCTGATTGTATTGATTCATTGCTTGCTCGCGAGTG